ATTCTGCCGCCGCAGGATCTAATGCGCCTGTAAATGCGGCAATCCTTTTCATAAAGGGATCTATATCTTCGTCACTAACCAAATCTTCAGCCAAAAATCTATTAAATAAATCAGTTGTCTCTTGAACGGGAGCCTTTGCTGAGTGTAGAATGTTCATCCACTTATTTGAGAGACCTTGAATTTTATCAGCATCTTCAGTTAGGTATGCTATATTAGTATAGAAAGCCCTGATAGATCCTTGATCAACACCAAGAATCTGAGAAAACTCAAGCGCATCCGCACGAACTTTATCAATGTCCACTCCTAGAGAATTCATAGTTCTCTCAAAGGAACCTATAGTTGCTTTATAAACTTTGATAGCTTCTTTACCAAGACCCTGCTTCATAGATTTAGTAACAAAATCAATTCCTTTATTAAAATCTTCGAAGTTTACTATACCTACTTCTTTTAGAGCATCACTTACGTCACTTACAATGCCTTCTAATTTTGCAAATAGAAGTAAAAAGCCACCAAACAAAGGTACAAGAACGCTAAAGAAAGGAATAAGTTTGCCAAGTCCTTTTGTAATACTACCAAGAGCCTTTGAAAATTTACTTCCCGAAGCAACCTGTACACGCGAGGTTTTTTGTGCTTTCTTTAAAGACTTACTACCGAAAAGAGACTCCGTATAAGAAGCTCCTTCATCGACACTCTCAATAAATTGATCCAAAGATTTTTTAGGACCAGCACCCTCTAAGCCCATTGATCCCACATTTTCAAGGAGTTTTGCTTCTAGACTAGCGTCAGTCCTTTCTTTTTTAGATAGCGGAACCGCTACAGATCCTTTAGAGAGTAACGTTTTCTCTTCCCTATTCATTTTTTTAACTATCGCTGTAACTAAGCCCTCTATATTCTCGGATGGATTATCCATAGAGGTATCTAAACTTTTTGGAATAGAATCAGATACTACTGTTACATCAAGGGTATCTAAACTTTTTGGGATAGGAGTATCTAAACTTTTTGGGATAGGAGTATCTAAACTTTTTGGAATAGAATCAGATACTTCAGGTATCTCTACCTTTACTGTTACTCCATCAAAAAATTTATCTCGAACTTCTCCACCAACAATATTTCCAAGTGTCTCTGGAAGGGCTTGACGAATTACTCCGTTACCAACTTCCGCAGCGGCATCTACTTTTTTAGGAGCGGAAATAGAGTCGGCCATCTTATTAAATTTCTTCATAGAAAAACCAAATTTCTCTGCCTCTGCTTCGAAGATAGAACCTAAGCTTTCACCCGCCTTAAAACGTTGAAGTCCTTTTCCCATAGTATCAAAGACATCTGTAATTGTAGCCTGAGATTTAAGGAGAAAAGAAGCATATTTAGAATTAGCTTTTTGCATTTTCTTACGAAAATCTGGAAGGCCACTAATAACAGAATCTTCAACATCTGCATAAATGTCCTCCATAGAAAAATCTGATAGCCTATTAGCTAACTTTTCTAAAGCTGTACTAAGGTCTCTACTAGGTTTCTTAATATCAAAGCTTGATAGCTCAATAGAAAGTTTATCTAGAGCATCGACTATCAGAGTTTCTTTTTCAAGAACCTGTTTAGATAGTCGATCTTTTTCGTACAATTCTCTACGCAAAATTTGTTGTTCACTTGGCATTTCTAGCTTCCTCTATAGCTGTCTGTTCCCTATCCTTTACTTCTCTAAGCTTATTAAAAAACCAAATACGTAGCCTAACAGGTAAACGATACGCTTCTTCAACGGACATATGAACATGATAAGCAAGAGAAAATAGCTGATCATATAAATACGTTTTTACTACTTCAGGGTCATCGTAAATCAGGCCAAAAAAAGTTTTCTCCCAAGGGGAGATCAACCTCCTTATCAAAGCCACAATCTACATTTTCACATTCAAAGTCATGCATGGTTAAGTCTATACTAGGAGTATTTTTGTTGATATACTTTCTAATTTCAAGACTTTCGGAGGCTTTCATATTTTCAATTATTTGTCTAAGTTCGGAACGTTCCTCTTCTCCATCAATACTATGTATCTGGAAAAATAAACGGGTCGTTACTAGCCCTGTTGTTTTCATTTTTTTAGTCTGTTCTACATAACTAGAGAATCGATTCTGTAGTTCTACAGTCCAAAAATGAAACAAAACATGTCTCCCAGTTGAAGTAGTATACTCAAATAGGTTCTCATTTTCGATATAAGGACTAATCTCTAACTCTTTAATATCCATATTAGCGATATCGAAACTTACTTCATTAACTGTACCACATTGAGGACAAGCTAACTTAGCTTCATAGTCCGAACCATAGGCATCGATCCTTGCATTGAAGATAATAAAGTCTCTATCACCAATCAAAAATTCTTTCGGATCAACAGGACTGTCTATCATAATGGACTTCAGCAACTCATCAAAAACAACTTTCTTCTTTAGGTATTGAGGATTCGAAAGAATATCCTCTTCCTTTGCAGTCATTGCTTTTATTTTAACTGTCTTACCATAAATCTTTCCGTCAGATGGCAAATCTAATGTGTAACCACTATCTCCTATGCCTTCTATTTTAGGCGTTTCTAGAGATTTACTTTCTATATGTTCCTGTACTTTCTTTTTCTGTACTTTCTTTTTTGGTTCAGCAACCAAATTTAAATCAACTGTTTCGTTTTCCATGAAAACTCTCCTTTAAATAAAACTAGGGATACTCCCTATTAAATAGAGAGCATCCCCTTTTTTTAATCAAATGATTAACAACAAATTATAGCATAAAGGCTCTATCATACCTAAATGTTACCGCGATTTCAACTGGGTCATTGGAACTATAATCCAAGTCACCGAAATCTGTAGATTGAGGCCAAGCCCCTACAATTTGCCATTGTTCTACCACGATACCATTGCCATCAAGAAGTTTAATCTTGAAGTCTTTTTTATAAACAGAAGCGAAGTTTTTATTGACATTCTGAGGATCACCAATTAATTTGATCCAGTCCATTACTTTGTCAGCTTCACTACCATCTATAGGATCGTGGAAGGTTACGTCTAGTGTTTCAAATTCATATTTTCCAGCTAAATAGCGTTTCGTATTGAGATAAGAAATTTCAATTTCCTCAAAGCCAATAGTCGGACGCTTAGTTGTTCTAGCTGTGAACGCATCCAGCCCATCAAATTCCACAACCCAAAGAAATTGCTTCTTTGGTTCATAAACTGAGGGTGTTAGCGGAGTAATTACTTCAGCCATAGTTTAGTCTCCTTATTCCTCGAAGTTCGCGCCAGTTCCAGCAATGATGAAGCTCATTGTGATAACTTCCGCTGCCTTCGTTGGCTTGAGGAAAATCTTTCCTCGCATCTCATTACGATCAACAACATCGGCAGTATTTGTAGTCTCATCAAGAATTACTCGATAGTCATATACGCCGCGTTCTGTTTTAACAATATCCAATAATGAATCAACTTGCGTTTTAAGTTTCGACCAAGTTGTAGAGTCATTAGGCTCGAAGAGGAATGCAGCAGAGTATTCCTTAATCTTTTTACGTAGATAAGTCATAAGTCTACGTACATTCACACGATCAAGTGAAGTTCTCTTTTTCTGCATTGTCTTTTGACCCCAAATAAGCGGCCCTACATTGGGGATATTTCTAAGGACATTTACATTTCCATTATAAAGATCGGTCATTTGACCTTCTGTAAATTGTCTCTTAAGAGCAAGGTTCGAAAGAACACCACGCACACCACCAGCAGGAGCAAACCAAGGCCACTGAGTTCTATCAGTTAGTGCCATTGCTTTTACAACGTTTCCATCGGCGGGATGATTAAATATCACGCCCTCATCGGGATTGTTGATCTTTAACCAAGGAGTATAAATAGCAGCATAAGAAGTGTTAAATGCTTGTGCATTATTGTTACCAACAAGAGTAGCAACTGTACCGCTATCTTCAGTTGTTATAACTGCAATTCCTCCCTGCTCTTCCGCAATATCAATAAGGCTTTCCCAAGCAGTAATAACGTCAGCTTGAGTACCAGCAGATAAATGAGCGTCAGGCATAAGAACAATGTCTAGTCCATCATCAAACGTAGCAGCATTAAAGTGTTCCACATTTGATAGAACTCTTGAAGTTCCAGCGTAACGACTACCCTCTCCTAGAGCCTTACCAAATACAGCTTTCTGCGTCACTGCTGCTTGAGTAACAACACCCGAAGCAGGAATAAAGATATTATCTACAAGCCCTTCAGCTTCAGAGTTAAAATTATCCCAGTTACTCGTACTAGTAATCTCAATAGCAATATCGGGGGATACCAAAGTTCCTCCATAAAGACCGATAGCATCAATTGCCGCTTGACCACCTGTAGGATCTTTAAGGAAAGAAATATTTTTCCAAATTTGTTTTGCCTTAACTGAGGAAGCATCTGAACTATAAATATTCTTACCATTAAAGGTCCAGTTATTTAAAGTATCCGTAGCTCCTGAATTAGTAGCATCGTGGAATTGATCACTCTCATAAAGATAAATGTCATAAAGATAAGCCCCACCAGTTTTTGTGAGATCAATTTGACTCGCCTCTATAAGATAGCAGGGTCTATTAGTAGCTTCCCAGGGTTGCTGATTTCCCGCATGAAGTAGTCTAAAAGTAAATCCACCACTAGCAGAAGGCTCTGTTGTTTGCGGATATAAAAGATCATCTGAATCACCAGCGTTTAATATTAAACGATAGATCCAAAGTTCATTAGTTTCTCCCAAAATTGTTTTTGCAGCTTGAGGGCCGTAGTAACAAGTATTTGTAGCATCGGTTTTTAGACCACCGAATTTTGATACAAATTGCCCCCAATTTTCAACCTTAACCCATTCATTTCCTGGGCCTTTAATTGTAT